GATAAAAGGTGGTGGACAGAAGAGCAGATAGTAGCTTTCTTCCTTGGTACCATGGAGGATGCTGGGATCAACGCAGTTGTTACCAGTTTTCTTAAATGGTTGAAGGATGTGGCTGGTTTGATTATTGGTTTTTTGGATTTTCCAAAAGTCGAACGCGGGGTCTTGCAATCAGGTAAGAGTTCGAATCACCCCGTGAAAAAACAGCCTGCTGAACGCATGGAACAAGTTGCTACTGCTGCAGTCACTAAAGCCGTTGAAAAATTGGTAGAGAAAGTGGCTGGTGGAAAAAACACAAACAGAAACAAGAAGAGGAAGGAAAAACGAAAGGCAAAGAAAAAGCAAAATGGAAAGACTAAGGAGGTTAAACAGAAGTCTCGACCCAAGGGTTCAGGCGTTCAGAAAACTGCTGTTCCTTCTGCTATTGGTTTCAAATACCATAGCTATTTCCGTAGGGGCGCATCTGGAAAGTACCGTGGGAAGGAATCCCTCAGGTTTACTGGACAAGATTTGTATGGTGTGGTGGGTGGGACCGGTACTACTTATGACGACGTTCTCACTATGCCTCTTAACCCTATGAGCATACCTGGAAGCAGATTGCAAATCGAAGCTCAGCTTTGGACCAAGTTCAGATTCAATCGAATCTCGTACAAATACATGCCTATAGTTGGAACTAGCACTAACGGAGCTCTGTTGATGTCACACATCGCAGACCCTGAGTCTGTCCTTCCAGCTTCTAGAACTTTGGGCTACGCACAAGCCTTGATGACGGTGCCCGGATCAGAGATCAGTACTGTTTGGAAGTTTGCAACTCATACTTGGAGACCGGTCAAAGAAGACCCCAAGGAGTATTACATACAACCAGACATTCAGAGTGAAAATCGTTTTACAGTACAAGATATTTTCAAAATAGTCCAGATGTCAAGTGTCAGCGGAGCCTTAGGGCAGCTGGTTATTGACTATGACGTCACTCTTTATGATCCAATCTTGGCTCAGACTGGTATAGTGAACTACCTTAGCGCAGGTGTAGACACAGGACCAACCCCTAGCAACTCTACAAGAGTTAGTCTTAACGACCCTGGAGCTTGGGGGGCCCTAACCCTTTATTTCCCTAATGGGAGTCAGTTTTCAACAAATACACTTTATGCAGCATACCTTAATTGTGATTTTGGAGGATTGAGAGCATTCTCTTATTTTTTCTTCAAGTCCCCTGCAACTATGTCTGGTAACTGCTCAGTTTATTACAATAATACTGATGCGGCGGCTGGTAATACTTCAGGTAAGGTCGGAGGCACGACTCTCGGATCGGAAATTTTGCCGGCAACGGCCACAATGTATTACACCACAACTCTCCTACAAGGAGATACTCTTCTCGGAAGAAAGAAACAAAAGATCATTGCTAGAGAAGAGACTAAGGAAGAGGAAGAGACTCCAACGGAGAAGGAAGAAGAGATATTGAACATGGTGAGACAACATCTTGCCGTCCAGAAGTACGCTAAACTCGAGAAGAGTGGTGCGGAAGGGAAATGAGTTCTATAATATACTTTGATTCCAAGCTGCTCTGGGAGTGGCTTGACTTCGTGGAGTTCACCAACTTCACATACCATAGAAACCGTAATATTGCTTGG